AAAAAACTACTTTATATTTTCCAAAGTAGAAGACACGCAGGGAAATCATTAGGAATACAAAGGGTAGATATTGATCCGGGGAAAATAAGAAGACGAAAAGATACTGGTAATCTTTTTTTAAATCTTAATGATTATCTATGTCTGAAATAATTGAACATACTTTATTATGTAACTACATAAGGACAAATTTTCCTCATGTAGTTTTCCTCTCCGATGCTTCAGGACTTAAAATGACCATGGGGCAAGCTGTAAAATGGAGTAGATTAAAAAGCCATAGAGGTATCCCTGACCTTATTATACTGTACCCTTCTTCTGGATATCATGGACTTATGATAGAGCTGAAACGAACAGGAGAAAAAATACATAAGAAAGATGGGAGTTTAAAAACTGATCACCTCAAAGAACAAAATGAAGTTTTGCAAACACTTGAATCTCTTGGATACATTGCACGCTTTGCTATAGGATTTGAAGAGGCGAGAAAACTAGTAGATGAGTATATGAATCAAATGATTTGATTTTTAAGAAAAAAACAGTAGTATACAAACGAACGGGCAACTTTATTTAAAGTTAATATCTATCCCGTTCTTTTTTGTTGTATCACATTTTTGAATTTTGTATCATGAGATTGTTGCACTATTGAGTTTCGTATGATATACTTGAGTTGTCCTTATATATTAACTCACATCACATGGACAATCTAAAAAATGCAGTACAGGGAGAATTAAAATTCTCTAAGAATGAAAAGTTTAATCGTCATGCAAAACTTGCACTATTAGTTGCAATAGTTTTTATGGCAGTTTTCTTTTGTGTAAAAGTAATGGAAGGGGCTCTTACTACTCAGGCAGTAGATACCTCCATTGAAAAATACACTCAAGAAAAATTAGAAGTAGAGAAGAAATTAAAAACAGCACTTGAAGAAGTAAAGAAGACTGAACTTTCACTTGAACAAGTGAAAAAACAAGCAGAAGATCTCAGAACTTCAAGAGCAAAACTTGACGCCTTAATAAATAGTGTTATAAATCCAGAATTTAAACCAGAAATTGAAGAAAAAAAATAACAGTTGCGAAATCAACTCAAAATACTACAGTTGCTAAAAAAACGACCTCACAGAATAAGCTTAAACAAGCGAGTGAGCATAAAAAGGTATCAATACAGCCTAAGCCTAAAGAAACCTCTGAGAAGCCAAAAGAACGCCAAATTATAGGTATGACTAAAAACGGAGCTTCAAAGGAGCAAAACGAGTGGATAAAATACACTTTTGACCGTTGCGGTATTGAATGCGTACTTACTTTTGAGGCAGAGAGTGGATGGATTCTTGACAGAAAAGGAAATACTATGAATAAAGATGGAACAAGAGACTGGGGATATTGCCAAATGAATTCTCGATACCATGCTCACTGGATATTTAAGAACGGAAAGAATGAAAAAGAAGGTTTTTCTGACCACTTCAAAAATCCATATCAACAACTAGACAGATGTATAGGAATATGGGATGATGCAAAAAAGAAGAAAAGATTAAAAACTACATTTTACGCATTTAATGTGATCAATAGAAAACCAGGGGTGCGAGATCGTTTTACTTATATTTATCAATAGTATGAAAAAATCCACAATCAAACGTATGAAGCGAGCAGTATTCCATTCTTGGATATTTGTACTCCTTTCCTCTGTATGTTTTTATCTTGCAAGCGTAGTATATAAATCCGATGTATTATTTATTGCCAGTATCTTCTTATTCTTTTCTTTCCTTGTTGTATGCTTTTTTATGAAAAAAATCGTGTAGAGCTTAGCAAAGATGAACAGGAAATAATAGAGTTCCTGAAAGTATATGAGCTCCAAACGAAGCAATCTATCAATCATGTACAAGTTGCAAGGTATACAGGGATTCCACCATACAGGACTCAAAAAGCACTACACAAACTCTTCAAAAAAAACATTGTACGCAGATCATTGTTACAAAGTTTACCAGAATATAGAGTCTTCCTCACATGAGGGAGGCTCTTTTTATATTTTTTGCCTTACCCACTCTCTCATCTCCGCCGTGAATTCTTTAAAAGTTTCTTTTAGTTCTTTCATTTCCTTACTCATACCATTCATGCTCTCTGTAAGTCTCGTGTCATTCACTGCTACTTGAGTTTTCAGATCATTATGTTTTTGTTTGTGTTCTGAGAACTCAGCATAATTTTTCAATGCAAGGTTGTTCACATCTTTAATTTGCGCTTCTTGCTCAAGGATCTTTCCTTCAAACTTGCCAGTATAATGACCGATAGAAAGAACTATCACGACCATTTGAACAACAAAACCTATAATAGTGATTGCTACAGAAATATCCATGAGAATAAAAGAAAATACAATAAAAGAATAATTGAACTATAGTATTTGTCTAGTGTACTTGTTGATTTTTTGTGAAGTGAGATAATATGATTGTTTAACTTTTCACCAGAGAACATGGGTACACCTGAGAAGTACGGTAAGTCATACAAAGATGCACGCAAACAAAAAATGGAGAGTATGCCTATACCAGCAGATGAAGTAACGTACAGTACTCAGGATTTAGAGACCCACCACAATCACCCCAAGATGTTTGACGGGCCAGACGTGAAGGAAAACTTAGTCATTTTATGTAAAGACTTCCACGCATATATCCATCAAGTATGTAATGTAACGGACAATGATTTGATTTATCGGAGAAAACACTACGCTAAAAAAATATGGAATGAACCAAATTCGCTTTCGGTGAATAACACTAAACAAAAAATAGAAGAGATAGATGATGTGCTAATGCGAGAATATATCCAAAATATGATTTTCGGTATTTCCGATAGGTATAAACAAAAAGTATTAGAAATCACCTTACTTTCTCAGATGAAAACGATTCGTGAACAAGCTATAAAAATCCGACAACTAGAAGATAAACTTTCATACTTGACGTATAAATAACAAGTATTGTTTGTTTTTTATAGTATTGTATACTTTATGTATATTTCTTTTCTTCTTTATGGATTATCGAAAAATCAAATTTGACGTTTCGCCAAAGTATACAGAAGTTATTTTAAAGTTTAGGAAGTTAGGGATAGTAGTCAATTGGAGTGACCCAAGAAGACATGTGGACGACCAATTACTACGTTATATTTTTTCTCAACTTGGAGCAAAAATTCCAACTCCAGAACATCCGAAACCTATTACACTAGAAGAATTTATTTATATTTTAGATCAATTACACTTATTAGATGGAAAAAAATAATACTAATAATCAAGAAGAAACTACCAGTGGGCCTGCATTTATTGAAGTTACTGATCCGATGGAAAAAGAACAGGCAGAAGGGAGAACAAAAAAACTTAGACATCTTACAGAATATCCGCTTAATATAGATACGATTATTATTTAATTTTACACCCTATGAAAGAAAGAAAAGTTGATTATTCTCAATTAGAAAAACTAGCTAAAGAAATCGGTATTGTATGGATGGATGTACCATATGCTTTAGAAGATTTTGAAGAAGCTATGGAGCACGAACTAGAAACACATCCAGACTTTACCGATAAGCAAGTAGCAATGATTGCACGTGATCATCTTAATAAGTTAGGAGCCACATATTGCAAAATAATGGAATCTTTAGAACAAAGTATTGCACGTGAGATGCACTAATGGTATACTAAAAACGTTATTTAAGATTACACTCCTTGAATACACATCTTCTGAACACTCTTCGTGGTTGCAGTAGTGCCAGAGCAGGGAAACACACCCTGTATGATATAAAAAAGACATACCATTGGGTATGTCTTTTTTATACGTAAATTATGAATAATTATTTACTTCTTTTTTTCGTAGAATCTTTTTAACAAAAACTCATACATAAGGACTCCAGTGACGCTTGCTTGGGTAACAAACTGATACACGTTCTCTTTCATCGGTTGTGGTGCAAATACTTGATACCCTGTGTAAATTACTGCCATTACAATTGCAAGTACAAGATGAGCTTGTCTTCCTTGTAGTCCAAGTTTTTTAAACTTTTGTACAAAGTGTGGAAGGAATGCTCCGATAATAAGAGAGGCTAATGTTTCCATGGTAATAATGATTATTGATTAAGTAAATTGAGTCGGTCAAGTATCACTACAAACTCTTGATATGTTACAGGATTATTCGAGTCCTTAATATCTACGTTTGCTTTTACGAGGCATTTTCTGAGGCGTACTGGATCCAGTGGAGCATTGAGATCATTCTTACTAAACCCTTTTTTCTCAGCCTTTTTAAATGCTTCTTCAGCCCATGGTGCTACTTTGTCCTCCTCAATAATAGGTGCTATCCCAAGCATTTCTAAGATAGCAAGTACAAGAGCATCTACAGCCTTCTCCTGGACTATTTTTAAGTCTTCCACGTTAGAAATGAATCCTAGCTCTATAAGAAAAGCTCGTGGCTTTGTATCTCGTACAATTGCAAGTCTACCATGTCTATTTTGTGTATCACCTAGGGAAGCTCTCTTTTTAATACCCGTAACTGAGCAGTACTTATCAGAGAGTAAATCTGCCATCTTTTGGCTCTTTGTATCACCAGTATAATAAAATACGGTTGCACCTCTTGCACTAGGGGAAGCACTGTCCATGTGAAGCTCTATAAGTGTATCATCTGCGGTTGCAATCTTATTGATAATCTGAATCCTTGGACTAAGCTTGAGAGAAGTATCCACTACTTTTGAAGGAAGTTTTTTTGCATTAAGTATCTCCACTACTTTATTTCCTATCTTTTCGCATACATTAAACTCTATTGCTCCATTCGCTACTGCACCAACATCTCCACCAGAATGCCCAATTGATATGTAGAACATAGTTGACTTTATTATAAAATATTGTATATATAAATTATATTCTTTTTTTTTTATTATATATGATTGAAATAATATTGAAAATTATATTATTCCCTTTTTTGTTTGTTTTTAGTATTTATGCCATAGAATGGGTAGCCACATTTATTATATGGCTGTGTTTACCTAAAGATTAGGTGCATCATCTATTAAACTTGCAGTATCTGGCAAAACCACATCATCTGCAATGGATACGTTAGTACCTTGCACAAACCTCGGTACTTTCATAGTATTCATAGCGTTTTTCTTTCCAAAGTATTTTGCAATATTAAAAGCCATTTCTGGAGTGATTGCAAGACCTGCAAGCGCCCCGAATATAGCACCAACAGGGCCTGCGGTAGAAAGACCAAGCACTCCCCCTACTCCTGCTTTACCTGCGGAAACATATGCTCCAGGTTTATTTGTTTTGGAAGCTCCAAATATATTTTCAATAGCTTTCATCATTTGAAGTTGCTCTGTAATTCCTGGTATAAGTTGCTCTAGTTTATTGAGCGTAGCTTTATTAGATTTATTTAACAGTACCACCACATCATCCCCCTCAAACTTTGCTTTTATCTGTCCTTTTTTATCAAACAACTTTCCTCTTAGTACAGGATCATCAAAAAGTTTATTAGCTTCTGATATTGGTTTATCTAATTCTTTTAATCCTTTTATTTGAGGTCTTCCAAGTTCATTTAATTTGTCGTATAACTCTCTTGATACACGAGCTAATGTATCACTTTTTCCTATAGTTTGGTCAAAGTCCGCAAGTCGTCCTATTCTATCTCGAAGAGTAAAGAATGATTGTGCCGTATTTGCATTTTTGAATTGTACCACCTCCTCAAACAATTTGTTCGCTTCAGCCTTAGTGAGTGGTAAAGATTCAGCACCAACTTTTATCCCCTTTTTATGAACCGTTAACTTGAATTTTTCTTCTAATACATCATCCATCCAATTATTAGGAAGTTCTATTGCTTGATTTGCTTCTTTAATAGGAGCGTATTCTTTTGCCGTACCAGCCCTTCGAGATGAGACATCATCGAAAAACTGAGCAATCTTATCAAACGGATTTAATGCTCCTGCCTGATATGCCTGTGCTAATTCTGGATTTTTATATCCTGCAACAATATCTTCATAGTCTGCACCAAACACTTTAGATACTATATTTTGTTTCGCTGATTTTGCACCACCTTTCACCCCTTCTACTGTATATGCAGTAGAATCTTTTGCTTTACCAAGAACAGTATTCATAACATCATCAATCTGGTCTAAACTTCCAGCAAACTGGTCTCCCAACTTTGAAAATAACTGAATACTATACTTTGCTTGGTCTCCAAGTAGTCCAAACGCAGGAGAAGCACTGTAAGTACGCGCGTTCTTAAAAAATGACTTAGGATCAAGTATACCATCTACCGTAGTAGAATCTTCCAATATTTTTTGCCAAACCGCAGACTCCACTTGAGTTTTAGTTACATCATCAAGATAATGTATTGCGCCTGGAGTATCACTTAATGACCTAATAATTGCATCCTGCTCTTTCATTCCCTGTTCTGCATATGTTTGTACCTTTTTAACAACATCTGCCTCTATAAACGAACGTGCGCTGTTTTTTAACTCATTAAACAGAGAAAGAGATTGACCTAATTTTGGCATAGTAACTTGTATTGTATCTTGCAAATCATCTAATATTGCAGTACTTGCAGTTTCCAAAAATTCTCTCTGTGGAGCATATTTAGGTTTTACTTTATATTTCTCTATATCACGTAAAAGAGAAGTCATATCATTCATCGTAATACCACCTTTATCTATTAATTGTGCGAATCCTTGCAGTTTACTAGAAAACTTTGGTGGCAAACTTGCATCCCCTAAAACCTTTTGTGCTGAAGTAAAAATCTGAGCAGTTCTATCAAACGTAGTAAGCATCCCTGGATTATTACGCACTACAGAATCTAAAACATCTTTCTGTTTCATTGATAAATCATCCATAAATGAAGAGAACGTCTTAGAGTTCAAATCACTCATTGCTTTAGATTGTACGTATTGTTTTATCTTTGGTAGTAAAGAATTGTTTAATGCTTTTTCTACTTGCGTAAATCCTCCTAGTTTTGCTTGTTGTGCTAAAAGATTTTTAGTATTAAGAGACTTCGCATTAGGAAAAGGTTTGTCCATTAAATTTGAAACTTTTTGCAAAAGTGGTTTCTGTAGACTTACTGAATCTGCAATACTTCTTAATGCGGGTGATTTCGCTCCTTTAAATGCTCCTCCAGGTATAAGAGTTGTCACAAGATCAAACATGTCATCTATAGACCCTTCTCTTTCTGTCCCTTTGGCACCAGTAACATTTTTTACAAAATCTAAAGAAGACTTAATAGACTCTCCTAGTTGTGGAGGAAAAAACCCTGCTAGACCTGCAAAAGGAGATGATACAGTTTGTATTGCACCTGCAGTTATTTTACCTACACCCAACCCCATTTTAGCATTGGACATATCTAGCGGATTTCCCACCATCTCTGCACCTTTTTGTATTCTTTCTAATCCTCCAGTAAATGACTGACTTATGTTTTGTGGTATAGAGGTAATAGCGCTTGGAGTACGTTCTAGTAAGTTTTGACCTTCTTGTATAATTGGTTGTAGTGGTGCAGTCCCCGCAGTTAGAGCAGCCTTCCCAGCTCCCATGATTGATTTTCCTGCAGCTTGTGCACGTTGCCCTAAGTCAGCTCCACTAAAAGGATTTAAAGCTTCAGCAGCTCCACTTACCATATCAGAAACACCAGACCCTATAGTTTGTGCTGTTTTGGAAATAGAACCAATAGGGTCAAAAACTCCTCCTGTTTGTCCTGATTGCATATCTTTACTCGCCTGTTGTCCTGCTTGCATAGCTGATGAAGACTCTACAGTAATACCACGTGATTTTAGCCCTCTCATAATCTCCTCTTGTTTTACTCCTGCAGGTGCGTTTCGTAAGAGTTCTTGTAATTTTTCTTGTGAAATTGTTGCCATAAAATAAGTGAAATTATAAGTTGCCTAATTTATTATTAAGATAATCTAAAACCTCCTGTGAAGGTTCGCTTGTGCTGTATAAGTCTCCTGATGATGCAGCAAGAGCATTTTTTACCTTTTGTTTAGAAAAGTTACTTAATTCCTTTGTTTTTCTAATAATATCTGCAGTTTTATCATCTGGGTTAATCATCCATGCTTTTGCTCTTTTAAATTCATCCCCAGTAATAGATGCTCCATAAATTTCATTAACTAAAGGTGCTTGTATGATTGCTATTTTATTTATCATTTCTGCATATTTTGGATCCTGTTCCAAGTCAGCCCATTTCCTAGTGTCATTCTCAAATTGCTTATATACACCACTAGGGGTATCCGCATCAAGATTATTGACAAACTCATCTGCCATTTTTGCAGTGCTATCATATGCCAAAACTTCATTTTTTGTAGCGGAAGGTAAATTCTGAAGGGCAAGACCAGAAAGTAAATTCTCTTGTGCTTTTTCATCTCCAGTTTGAGCGTATGCCTTTAAACGTTCTAAAGCATAATCTCTTGCACCAGAAGTAAGACCACCTGCAATTTGATCAAATTTACTTTGCGTTTTTTCTGGTAATACAGAGGTAGGAGTTGCACCACCAGTAGTAGCACCAATACCTTGTAAACTTGGACTCATCCAATACCCTTTAACTGCGGAGTTATCCATACTAATGACACGTTGCCCCATTTTATACCCTCCTCCTGCTCCGTTATAATCTGTAATAGTAAATGTTCGTGCTTTCTCATCCACATCAGTCACAATTGCTACATGCCCAGGATACTGATCAGGTGATTTGCCTGCATCGTTTTTTCCTTTCCAGTCAAGAACCACTACAGCTCCTTCTCTTGGTGCATCTAGAGACGTGTCTCCTTGTGTAAGTGTTCGTACTTTATCCGCAAGAGAAAATAATCCTGTTGGTAGATCTGGAATTGCTTTTCTTACAAACTGTACACACTGAAACATCTTGTCTACATTATTTGCCGCTGTCTCGATAGCTCCCGCAAGCTTTTCTCCAAAGGTACTTACACGCCCGTCTTTTTCTTTTACCTTAATACCATTCAGCATCACATCTTGTGGATCCATGTATTTTGCTAAAATAGCATTAGATGCAATACCCGCACTTACTTTATCTAGATCCATTTTAAATTTTCTCTCTTCTTCTTGACTACTAAATTGTGCATAATTTAAAGCATAATTTGATTCAAACTCTCTTCTATTTTGCGTTACTACACCTGTAGATCTACCGTTTTTATAAACTTCTCCTGTAGAAGCAGTCATATATTGATCGTACTGCATATCATAAGAAAGCCCATTCATAGCACGTATACCAGTTTTTTCTCCGTTGATGTATAGTTCTCCTGTTTGTTCTGTGAGTTGTGCATCTGCTATACGTTGTTCTTGTTGTAACGCTAACAACTGATTAAATTCTGTAGAATCTTTTTCTAAATCAAATCTACTAAGATCTAACCCAAATTGTTTTTTTGCCATATCAGAAGAAAACCCAAATTGTTTTTCCCACTGATTATTTTGTATAGCCTCCTGAATAACTTGATTCTGGAATTTTACTTCTTCAAATTTTTGTTGTGTAACTGCCTGTATCTTATTAAATGCCTCATTTGCAATCTGTAACCGAGTAGCATTATATTCTTTAGATGCCTGCATAATTTGTTTATTTTTCGTATCTTCCGTAGTGATTTGAGCTTCCATGATCTTCATAGATTGCTCAAAAAACTGATTATTTAACTGTAATAAACTTTGTTGTTTACTCTGCTCTATAGAGTATGCTTGCTTAAAATAATTGGTAGCTATTTCTTGCCCTTTTGCTAGGTACATAGCTCTTGCGCTGTCTTTATCTCTCACCACCATATTTACCGCAATTTCTCCCGCCGCAAGATATTTACCAATAGACCTCATACCAGCAGAACTATCGTTCATACCCATTGCATCAAACTTACTAGTAAGGAACCCTAAGTAACGTGCTTGGTTTTCTTCTGCCATAGACAAACGATCGGTATAATCTGCATCCGCAGATCTTGCAGCAAGTTCGTTCATCTTCGTTGCATTATCTTTTTCTTGTGATGCAATATCCATCATCATTTCTGAACTTTGCAAAGTTAATGCTTTTTGTGCTTCATACTCTGCTCTATAAAACTCTTCTCGTTTAGCTAGTGTAGATTGCATATCTTGCGCAAACTTTGTAGCGCCCTCAATTTGAGTTTCTGTAAGTTGTTTTATGTCATTAAGAATACTGTCGTACCCAGAAAGAGTATTGTTTAAAAACGTGTCCATTCTTGTATCAAGATTCTGTATGAACGAGTTCACAAAATCTTGAGGATTTGCGCCAGTTGCTCCAGTAAAAGTACCCGTAGAAGGTTGATACGTTCCTTGACCATCTGCTGTTTTGCCAGTTGCTTCAGTAGAAGTAGGTATTTTTGGAGTCGCTACATTTGTACCAAACTCCAAAGGGATAGTAGGCTCTTGCTTATAACTTCCTATAACTTTTTGATCTTTTACACCTTGTTGTGCCTGTTCTCCTACAGTAGAGGCTTGTTGATTCATTTGTGCGAACTGTTCAGCAGAAGGAGCCTGTTGATTATATGCTGCTTGGTTTGCTTTTTGTGCGTCAAGCGCTGTCTGAGATAGTTGCCCCGTGTTTCTATCATATCCATTGATTCCTGTATTCGTATATGACCCAATATTATCACGCTTCATTTGAGCGTAGTCATCACCTACAGTAGGAGTGGTTTGTTGTACTGGAGTAGCAGAAACACCCGTAGATTGTTTTTGTGTTCTACTTTCTGCACGTAGTCGCGCTATTTCAGAATCTGATAAAGGAGTTGGTGCTTGGTCTGCCATGTATATAGAGATTAAAGAGCTTCAAAAACAAGAGCCGCTACACTTGCATTCGTAGGAGCTGCAGTAGTTGCATAGGTAAGTACGAGATTATTACTTCCATCTACGGAAGCTGCATATGTGAAATTACCACCACCTGCACCTAAACTAGTAACTAATGTTGTGCTTAATCCTCCTGCTGTAGGAGTTGCCTGCGTACCTGCAAGATTATCAAAATATCCTGTAGTTACTTGTGCTTGAGTACCATCATACAGTCCCGCCGTTATATGAGCATGAGAAATGGGGAATCCTACCGTAAGTGTCTTAGTACCTGTACCGTTGGCACTTACTAGTACTCTTCTTTGGAGCCGTTGTACATTACATACAAGATTACTTGCATTATCTGTTGTTCCTATACGAACAGGGATGCACGCACTTGACCCCATATTAGGTCGAGATGTAGTAAGATTACCACCAGTACTAAGATAATATACAGTATTCGCAGCCAATGGAGCATTTGTTGTAATAGTACCTACCAATGGTCTGTATGTTACTGTAGCGTTTAATATACCTCCAGAAACTATAATACCCCTCACATTCCACGCATTCGCATCACTTGTAGGATCTTGTGTTGCTTTGTATAATTTACCGTCTGATTGTTTAATATATACAAGATTATCTGCAGAGAGTGTTTCTCCAGCTGTACCGCTATATATAATTTGATTCGTTGTAATCGTAACTCCTGTAAGTAGTGTAGAATCTATAAGACCACTCGCATTTGCTCGTACATACTTTGCCGCATCTCCCACGCCTGCACTTGTTGTAACTGAAGCATCAGAAAGATACTTAGGATTTACAATAAGATCTGCTCCTGTTCCTCCTGTTTGAGTATTCGCGATAATCTCAGCTGCGGTAGCCTCTTCACCTTTACCAGCAACAGTAAGACTCATATTAGGGGTAGTACCACTTGCTCTATCTGCCCAAGAACCTGCTGTATAGTCAGTGTATTTACCCTCTGCAATGAGATATACTTGCATACCATTACTAGGACTTGTAATGCTTGCATCTCGTGCGGTAGCATCCGCAAACACTAATATAGGAGTACCCCACCATTTTGAATTATTCCTAAAAAGAAAAGAATTAAGAGCTGTTACATACACCGCCATTCCGTCCGTAGGACTTGGTACATCACTTGCAAGTGCTGCCTCTGTCGCGAATGTAGGTACTATAATAGTATCGCCCACACCTTTTAGTGTTGCAATAATTGTATTCCACAAATAATGCACATCTACACACCCAATAACTGCACCTGCTGCATGTGTTTTTTGGTTAGCAGTAACCGCAGCTAAACTATACCCCAAAAAATCTAAACCACGTGTACATCCTGTAAGGGTAGTAATTCCACTTGTAGTAGAGTGTGAACTAGCAAGAACAATTTCATAATTAGGATTAGGTGCGCTCTCACTTCCTTTGTCTATTACAAAAAGTTTTGTGGTCGATGATGGAGTACGAGCTTGCCCCGTAACTTTATCCACAAACTGTACTTGTATACTTGTTGCAGAAGAAGTTATAGGAGCATAAAGTGTTCCTATAAGATTACTTTCTGTGTACTGCATTGTTGTTCCTAAAGCCATATTTTTTAATCAGTATAAGGGTAAGAAGGGTCGTCAGGCATATATTCATATTTCATGCGAAATCTCGAGAGTTTCCAACCTTCACCATCCGCATTATTTCGTACCTGAAAATAGAATTGGTAACCTTCATTGGTAGGGTATGGTACACGTACTCTTTTTTTAAATTTATAGAGAGGACTATTTGAGGTAGCGGTAAAGCCTCCTCCTGTATAGTTATCTCCTACATTGTTTTCTCCGATATATCCACCACCTGCTCCTGAAATAAGATTACTATCTGTGATTGTTACACCAGTATAATTAACCCCATCTAGCCACATGTCAACGTATACTGTACTGTTCAATGTTTTAGATCCTTCAATGTCTATATAGTGCCATCTTGTACGTTCTCCAAACCTAAAAGTTTTACTTCTCCAGATTCTATTATACCCAAACCCATTGTCGGAAAAAGTATTATTAAATTTATATAAAGCTGGCTCCGCCGCACTGACAAAATATAACTGATCTCTTTTGTTTTCATCTCTAAAAATTGCAAACTGTGCAGCAGGTATGTTATTATAATACACCCAGTTATCTTTCCCGAATCGACGTTTTACAATTTCATTCCAGACAAGACACCCACTTGGAAGAGTACTATTATTCATAGGAACCGCACAAATATATTTTCCTTGGAAAAACTCACTAGTAATATTATCTGCTTCCGCAAGATTGATCATATTCACCGTAGGTTCAATCTTAAACGAAAGTGGGAGTGGAAGACTTGCGGTTACTCCTTGCTCAAGATTACCAAAGTTTTGAAATCCAGACCTAGAAAGAAAATACATGTACCCATACACGTTTTGAGCGGATCCAGGTGCTACACATCCTCCATTACTCATAATAATTGGTTGTACTTTTGGTAGTGTTTCATTATATGTAGAATCAAAACTATAATTTATAGAATGAATACTGTTCTCTTTAAAAACGTAAAGGCTATCATTATTATCTAAAAGAGCAGTAACTTTTGTACCGTCACCAATTGCTACTGCAACAAAATTTGTATCAAGATTGGTATTTGTGGTAGAGCTATCAGAATAATTTACTGTAGATTGGTTTGAAGCATTGCCAGAAGCAAATATTCTATTGTTATATATTCCATATATATTTGTTTTTAGCGTAGTAGAAAGATTAGACAATGTACTTGCATCCCAGTATTTAGGATTGTTTGCACTATCTCCATCCCCAAAACAAGCAACATTATTATGTACTACGCCGCGTACTTGATTTGATTCTGTGCCATACGACCCAATAAGTGTAGCGCTTGTATCTCCATTTTGCCAGTAATATACATTCCCACCATAAAATAATAGTAAATAATCACCATTATTGGTTCCGTATGTTTTATAGTATGGCAAGGCTCCTTTCATACCTCCTGTACCAGTAATATCAAGTACTTTTTCATACCCATACCTTGTTTGTACAGATCCATTAGAAGTAATATCCATATTAACCATATACGGTGACTCAGATGGAGACAATACCGAAGGATCATCTAGAGTATTAAGCCCGTCAAACTGCTGCACGTCTATAACTTCAAATTTTTGCCTATCTGCCATAAAAAACGAGATTAAATATTTTGTACAATACTAAGTTCTTCTTGTATTTTTTCTAACTCAGCCTGCTTTGACTCAAGTACTTTTTGTAATTCTTCAGGTGAAGAAAGTTGCTTCTCTATTACTCCATTTTCTCGAAGTGTATACTTGTAGACAGTAGTAATTACCTCTTCTCTCTCTCCTGTTTTGACCTGTGTATCTACTTGACGAGTAGTGCCATCTTCAAGTGTCTCAGTCTCAGTTCTCGTTTCCATTACTGAGTAGTATTTTGTTTCTTCTTTTTTAATATATTCGCTTTTCCCGATATTTTCTGAGTTTTCTGAGTACTCAATAAATTGCTTAAATGTGATCATAATTATAATTTAATGATTGAATAAATAGTGTTTGCGTTGGGGTTTTGTAGATAAAAAGAAGTACTTAGTGCGTAAGTTGGTCTCTGCGAATTAGAAGATTGCCTCGCGGTGTCTACCGTTCCAGCAAAAGACGCGAACCTAATATATGGGCCCACCCCAAAAGCGGCGTAGAATCCGTTATCATTTACCCTAGTGTAGTCTCCTCTGTAGCTAGAGCTTGTTATAGTTACTGGGGTTCCACTTGTTAAAGTAGTGCCAGAAAGTGTATATGGTATATAATTTGTAGCATAATTAGAAATCCAAAACTTCCCATTCCCGTATCCTAGTAAGCAGTTCAACTGCCCTACAGGTAAAGTTGTACCAGATATTGTTAACTGAGTCCAGTTCCCTGATGCACTTATGTCGTTTGTTAAAAGGCATCTATAGATTCTAGCAGCTGCCCCAGAATCTATATACACATACACATACCCATCTCTAATCATTGCGCTTGTCATTCTCGTAGCGGAAGCCCATATAGTTGAAGCTGAAACTTGTTGAATAACCCCAGACAAAAAACGCTCTTGCCCACCAGAATAATACAAACTTAGCGTTGTAAGCGCTATTACTTCCGCAGTGTACGTGTCTACGTCAGAATAAAATAATAATGTAGTAGAAGAGGATGCGTATACTTGTTCTGTGGCTGAACTAGTGCTAGCCCAAGAGGTATTGCCAGACCCGTCAGTTTGTAATACTTGCCCACTTGTACCTGCACTTGTAGGAAGTGTCATTGTCCATGTTCCTGCAGCGTTTGCAGACTTCATTGTAACTCCTCCGCTTGTCGCCCCATTAAATATAAGCGTACCTGTGTTAGTACCACTTGTACCAATATGAAAAGCCCCTGTTGTTCTCTCTATCTTACCAGCAAGTCTCGCACCACCAGCACCATCTCCCACATAAAATTTAATTGCTCCACTGATAGCAGAATCTCCTGCAAGTAATTCTAGATCACCACCAACCGTTGCATACTCGTTACCTATAAGAGCTATTCCAGAGCCACGAGTAACACTATATGCTCCACCACCTCCCATAGTGATAGCTTTATTGTCGCTACCGTCTAAAGTATTAGTAAGAATAGAAGTAATACCTGTTTTTGCGAGTAGTATATCTCCAGAAGTTGTCATAGTTCCACTAAATGACGGATTTGCACTGTCTGCCTTGGAAGAAACATTACCATCAATTTTTTGTAACCCCTGTAATACTGTGTCAGAAGAATTAACGACACCAGCACCACTGGTAAAACCTGTAAGTGTTGAGCCTATACCACGTGTATTCGTATAATAAAGATTTGTTCCTTCAGATAAATCAGTTGTGGTCTTTCCTGCAAATGAAGTATTAAACCGAGTAGAAGTATAGTATAAATTTGTTGCACCCTCAGAAATATCATCTGTATCTAGTACCACCACTCCAGTTTGACCATTAACAGAGTCTACAGGTGCAGAAGTACTAGCAAGATGATTTATCTGTCCTTGTGTTTTTTCAAAAGCTTCTAAAACTGTATCTGTAGAACTTATTGAAGTATTTGAACCTACTACAAAATTATCTAACTCAGCAGAAGTTATTGTTACATTGGTTATTCCTGTTTTATTGATACTATTATTAGTAGACATGGTTTAAATATAAGTTAAATTACCAATAGAACTAAATACTTGCCACACTCCGTTCCCTTGATACACTAGTTGCGCTGTGTCTCCAACTGCCGTACTTTCCACGTATCCTGCGGTACCATATGTGGTAGTTACCATACCAAACTGTATTTGATTATCTGCATTTTGTTGGATAATCCATCCTGTAGCATTTTTTGCAGCGACCTGTATAACATCTCCCACATACACACTATCAGAAGGAGGCAGAGTAACAGCAACTCTACTAGAGCCATTGGTAAAATACCCATAATTTGCTAGCCCTTGTGTAGCAATTGTTATAGTAAGAAACGTCATAGTAGCTCCAGGTGCAACTTGGTTTGTAAAAGAAGTCTGAGCATTAAGAAATCTATCTTTAACACCATAAATAGAAGTTATTTTTTGCGCGGCACGTCCAACAATACGAAGTCGTTCGTTTTGCCATGCTTTCGCGATTAGTGAATCTGCATACTGCATTTTAGCTTGGGCAATATCGTATTGGCGAGCGTTCAGTAACAAATACGCTGCAGCTTTTTCAGCAATAGCCCTATTCCATGTATTAGTAAACCGTACTGTATCACTATCAGCGAAAAGGTCTGTAGGATTTACCATGTAAAAAAACGTCAAAGACGTGGTGCTTATAGGATAGATCTGTATTTGTTCGTACCCTAATGTAGAACTATAAAGAATCTTATATGTATATGTAGTATCTTCTAAAAACCGCTCATAATCGAGTTGTATGTATTCGTTGTCATACTGATCACACAAATATAATGGGCGCATACAATCTGTAGGAAGAGCAGTAATCCCCGCAGAAAAAGACAATTGCGAACTTGTTTGATATTGGGTAACATCAAATTGATCTAAGATCTCTCTAATTGTTTTATTTATTGCATTGATACGGGAAGTGTTTGTAAAAAACGTAGTTTCACTCGTTCCTAATGCCTCAGTGAGATCCAATTTAAGTTGTCCTAATGTTGCGCCCATAAATAGTTGTGTTAAAAATTACCCTCGACCGTTCCATGTTTTTACAGATGCTATAGCAAGTCCATCTATATTTTTTATATTTGCTTTTGCTATTCCGTCAACGTTCTTAATTGTAGTAGATACGGGAGCTCTCCTGTAAACATATCAAAAGCCACTACCTCAGTTCCGATAGTGACCTCTAATATATTCTTATATCCAGAAGTAGTAAGAATTTCCATTATACATGTGTTATATAATCTTGAGAAGGATTGAAATATACAGTGGTTGCAGAAATTGCGTATCCACACACACGTATAATTGCATCCGTTGTTGTAGGTTGTATTTGAGTCATAGCACCCAATGTTTCAGAAGAGTATAACGCACCACCAGTAGTAATCGAGTACGTATTGTCTCGAAAAAAACCATTGAGTAATACTGAAATTGCTTCATCTGCGTTTTTAGCTTCCGTAGTTATTCCCAACATACCAGAAGCAAGCCCGTTAGAATCTGCAAGATCCCACTTTCCTGCACTATTAAGGTACACAAGAGCAAATTTAGGTAATGTACCAGCTGCAACTTGTGTAGAAATAATAGTACCTGTAGCACTACCGTTACTAGGAGTAACCGCAGCACCGTTATTATATACCTGTAATTCTCCTGTATATGGATTTACTATACTAGACATAATTTAATAATAAGTTAATGAAGCTCTATTATCCCATATCTGGTTCATAGAAATACTTGCCCATTGTAGAGCAATAGTATTACCACTCCCATCTTTTGTTTCTTTAGCAATAAGAAATTGAGGGAGAGAAGTAGAGACTGCACCAGTAGGTGCAATTTGAGGTTGGTAATACCCATGATATACTACTGTAGAACTAGCTACCTCAGATATATACCCCTCACGAATAAAATGTATCGATCTAAACATGATCTAGGTTTTTTAAGAGATAGTTACTGTCTTCCAACCGTTCGCAGTTCCACCAGAAGCGTCTCGGAAAAAAATTCCTCCTGTAGCAAAAACAACTGAACCCACTGGAACAGTATTTGTAAATTCAGTTTCTACTGCAGCAACATTTGCAGCCGTAGAAAAATATAATCCTAGTGTAGGAGTAGGAACTTTACTAGAGTTTGGTTGCTCTCTGTATTGTATTCCTTTATTTCCGTACAACTGTATTCTTTTAGCCATTGTGTATAAGCGTAATAATATAAAGCACGTTCTTTTTATATCTGTCTGTTACGTGCAAGAGACACCTTGTCTTAGTCTACGCTAAGCTACGCTTCCTAGATACTATTAGTATCCAATACCTACTACTCCTTGCCAGTCTGTTACACCTGCATTAAGAAGCATTCTTACTTGATATACCCAGTTACCAGTAGTCTGAGAAAGTACTCTTCGTACTGTTGGCATTTCGGTAATAACATATCGAAGACCTCGTGCTCCATTCTCTCCCTTATCTGCAAGAAGCATACATGCTGTAGCAGTTGCAGCAGATCCAGTGTTGGTATAGAGAGCCCAAGGGATAATCTCAAGTCCAAGAGTATTCATGTAGTTTCTGTTTCTATTAGCAGACTCAGGCTCTTCAGGAGAGTACGCAATCTGCCAAGCGTTCATTTTTTCAACTACAGGAACTACAAGTCTTCGTGCTTGATATCCAGCAATAATATTTTCATGCGTTGGCATGATCATAAGCTGAACATTAGCACTATTAAGAGTAGTTTTATCAAGAGTACCTGTAATTTTATTGTCAAATGTTACTCCTGTATCACCTACAGATTGTGAATCACCAACAAGAGCGTTCGCAGTTCCTCCAATCGTGAAAGAATACGGAGCAGTTGTAGATGTTGCATTATTCAAGAAAAGTGCACCGAGTTGATCGATAGCATACATGAACTGATAAGACTTACGAGAAGCAGCCTGTTCGATTGCTCCGTAGTTATCAAATGCCTCAGAAAGATCAGAGATAGGTACGGCGGACTTAAATACCTTAGTAGTAATAGTTGCTTCACCTACTTCACTGATATTAGACTCAGGGAAAGCAGCACCGTCAGCAACTTCAGGAGCAGCATTGTCAAGTTTGATAATACCGTACTTTTCATCCTTACGTTGTGGTTTATCAATGTTAAAGATTTTGTCATATGTAGGGATATATGATCGTGCACCTGCTTGGAAAGAAAGAAGTACCTTCTTATCCACATTGAGGAGCAAATTGTTAGCAATAGTTGCCATAATTTATAATTGAAGATTAAAAGTAAAAACGGGTATACTAAAGATTACATGCAAGAGTAGCAATACAGTTACCATCAGTAGTATTATCATAGTCCATAAGGCGGAAAATACCGTTGGTAGATGTACCTTGATCTAGAGTGTAATTACCAGAAGTAACATCAAGTACGTACTTATCAAGAAGAAGAGACGTCGCAAGAGATCCTGGAGTTTTAGCTTTAATACTTACAAGAAGTACTGGAGCAGTAATTACATGCACATTTCCATCAGCAGATGCAGTCTCATTAGAAGCATCAGCAGCAACACCGATAATTACTGAAGTAGAAGCAGTACCGTCCGCCGCAGCTTTCGCGTACCCTGCATTAGAACCGTCTTTAATGACAAGTGCTCCTGGAACAATAGAACCAGTAGTACCAGACTTTACTTTAAACCCTTCAGGTGGGAAAGCGAGTGACGCAGATACGTTTGCTCCATTTCCCTCAGGAGTTCCAAGAACTTTAATGACATTAGCCATATTTTTATACTAAAAAAAGATATAAGAGATATGACCACAATGAAGTTATGCTTTATATTATCCAATAGTAAATCCTTTTGTGAGATCCACAACCTCTTCTGAAGTAACAGGAGTTGAACCAGGTTGAGAAGGTACAAATACACTTGAACCTTTCGCAGGATAGAGCACATTATACGAAGCTTGGAGAGCTTGTTCATGAGTCCATGCTGGATTAGCTGTTTTTAGTGCTTTTGCATTATTTGTGAGTGCATAAAATTGTTCATCTTTAACCCCCATTTTACCCGCAAATGTTTTGGCATATTCTTCTTCTACTTTCTGTAGTTTCTCTGATTCAATCTTACCAAGCTTCTCTTGAACTTTTTGTTCTATAAGTTGCTCAATATCTTGTGGAGTTTCTACAGAAACAGGTGAAGTTACCTGGGGAGTAGTATTTACACTTTTCACAAATTTTCTGTACGTTGTTTTGACACGCATTGCAGTATTAGCAATTTCCGCTCTGGTGGCATCTGCGTCAAACCATCGTTTAAGATCTTCACTTGATATTTTACCTTTTTGATAATCTTCAAGTTTTTCTTCGATGTGATCGATTTGAAGCTTTCTAAGTGCTTCGTACTTTTTTGCAAGTTCTTTCGCATCAGACGACGTGTTGTCCTCAATTTCTTCTTCCGTATCTTGAGTATCCTCAGACTCAGGAGAAGTTTCAGGAGTAGTAACATCCTCTTTAGCTACAGAAACATCGTTCGTGACCTCGTCCACTCCCGTATCAATAGTACTGGTTTCTTCTGAGACATCCCCAGTGAAACTAAGTGTACCCAATACAGAGCCCTCAAGTTCTGACATAGTAGCAAAATTTAATTGTTAAATAACTGACATCATCATTTTTTGTCATATATATGTACTCGTCAAGGGATCAACATAAAAAAAGCCGAGAAACTTATTCTCAGCTCTCCTTATTGTATTGCTACTAGTCCTCTATCTCTATAGCAATAATATTGTCAATATGGGTCATAATATATGTATCCATACCGTTTTTAATGACATCGTGCCCATGAGGTCTAAAGAATACTTTATCTCCAATTTTAAGCACGTCATGTTCTTGCGCCATTTCTACAACAATACCTACATTACCTTGTTGTTTCTTGGCAATAATAATCCCTGAATCTGTAGTATCTTCTTCATCTTTAAGTTGTACCAAAACGTTTTTACCTAATGGCTTTAATCTCATAAAACAAAACTATAAAATAAAACACCACAAGTATACTACAAGTGGTGCAATTATCAACTAGAACGCATCATCAAATATTTGTTTTATCTCTTGCGTTTCAAACCCCTTACGCATTTCCGCATGTTTATATTTTAAATCCTCCATCATCATATCCATCCCTTTACAATCTACCTCAAGTTTCTTTGCTAAGTATTCTTTGTACGTTTTCTTTAGCTTTCTATCCGAATCAATAAGATATAAATGAAATTGCTCTGTACTGTTATACTTGTTTATTTCAGCTTCATGATATGAACGTGTTTTCATCTATTTGATTGGTTAAATCTTTATAAAAGTTTCCTTCCGTATCTCTCCCATCAAATATACCTTCTCCGTACAATCTATCAATATATTTTTTCTCGTTATACAATTCATTGTGCCGTTTTTCTAAAGCTTGTTTTAATCCAGAATCACCATGACTCAATATAAAATCTATATCTGAGTCAGTAATAGTTCCATGTGCTATTTTATAATAAAGTTGTTGTTCATAATCTTGAGTATTGTGTACGGAATGCTCATCTGAAGGTTTTCCACCACTAAAGGTAAAATACATGTGTTATTGGTTAGGAAGTAACGATTGAATATCTACAGGAGCTTCTCCCATCATTTGTGGAGCACCTGGTATCTGTGCTTGTTCTGTAGGAAGAACGTTAGAAGGTCCACCACCTACGGGTACTTGTTGTCCTGGCATCATTGGCATTTGTCCAGGTAGTACCATTCCTTTTTGTTGTTCTTTTGTTATTTGATTCGCAGTAATATTTGCCATTGTAGAAGAGAAATGATACTCCCACGCTTTTTTCGCATCACCTGTAACATACTTCCATTCTTTAGGATTCTGCTTCCACTGGATTAAGAACTTCATACGTTGTAGAGATTGTTCTCTTGTTTCCTCCATTGGTACATCAATATTGTGTCCAAGAATTATTTCTTGTTTCACAAGTGTATACTCGTCCACATAATCATTTGCGTTCTGTTTAAATGTCTTCTTCACATCAAGATTCATCTTCTCAACTAACTGTTCAGCAATACCCACATAATCTATCTTTTGCATCAAGTCTGGAGAATTTATTGCAAGGTTGTTCAACATCGGAAGCGTTTGCATCCATCTACCTATCTCTTCCACACTATCAGCTATTTGACTCTTCTTATCAATAACCACCACTTTTACATCTGTGTTTACAATATCTTCCATCATCTCAAAGAAATCTTCTTGCCCTGACTGTTCTATGAATGTAGGCATTTGTCCTTCACCTTGTGCAACCACATGATTCTTAATCTTCACCCGCTTCATCTTTCCTTCATTATCTTTTGGATCCATGAACGAACGTGTGATTTGTACCATAAGTTCTGTGAGTACACCCTCGGCCTCTACCTCATTTATATTTTCTATTCTTTGGTTGTGTGTGTTATAACTTCGTGTTTGTTGCATCACTTCCGTAGCTGTCTTATCTGTTTGTTCAAGTGATCGTAAATCAGTTCTGCTGGAAATAGTAAACTTACTTTGAAGTATATTATAGAAATTATAAAAATTAGTATTCGGATTACCCACTACTAACGGTTGTATATTATCTTGTAACTTACCATTCATTTCACTTCCCGCAGCCCATACCCCACCAGGTTGAACCGTATGCACTCGAGGATTGAATCCAAAAGACCCACTCACTGCCATCACTGGCTGTAACGTAAGCTTAAGATTCATTAACTCTAAATTAAAAAGAGTGTCTTCAAGGTAAATATAAGGAGCAAGTATTTCCGCAATGCCTTTACCCCAGAATGTATCATTACGTGGCTCAAATCTATATGTAGCTATAGGTATTCTATCTGTCCCTTTTGCCTTAGTAAGCTTCTCTTCATAAATCGTATGACCATTAGCAATAATCATATATTTGTTTTCTGCCTGATTGTAATACTCATACAGCTTCAATACGTTTGCATTGGCTTTCTCTACGGTCTCTCTTGCACTCATTGTGTCTACTACACCTCCAAGTTCATCACTCCACCAGTTTGTTTGAATGAGATCTTTAATATCAAACATCCCGTTTTTATTAAAGAATTTCTCAAACGCTTCTTTGGTAATAAATCTCCTTACTATAACATCTCGTGCCTCCTCTAAACGTGTATGATCGTGCATCTGGTAACACGCTTCATCAATAAAGATATTCTGTGGATTAATTCTATAAGTGGTTACGTCATCGAACTTAGAGACAAACCCATCACCCCAGACTTTCTCGAACTTATGGTACATCACACCTCTGAACCCTATCCCATCAACAAACATATCCTCAACAACACATCTCTTTACTTTCTTCTCATGAATACTGTCTTTAATTCCGTCAATATATGCTTTAAGAGCAAGAGCACCGTTTCTTCTGTTTTTATCACTTGGCTCTAATACTGCCTCTGGTGGATCCTGCATAAAGTTATCCGTCAAAGAGCTGATTACATCACGCAATGTGTTTAATCGTACAGGAGTATCAAATGATTCACCGCTAATAATCCAGTTTTGTGGAGCGTCTAAAAGATTCCATGCACCGTACGCTCGATTACGCCAGTCTGTTTTAGATACCAACATAGTTTGATACCTACTGAACACTTCTTTTGCATTATTATCCAATATTTCTTTTGCCATAACCAGAATTAAGAGATTGTATAGCTTCCTCGATTTCGGAAGTTGTTACTTGTATTTTTTGTGTAGACATGCCGTATGTCAACGGTTTATTGATCTTAGACGTTTCTAATGGTTCGTTATCAATAAAATACTCAAAACATGTACGTAAATGAGAGTAGAAATCATGTATAGGTTTAGTTTTTTCTCGTGTCATTCCTTTTGTGTCATCTGGATACCTTGATTGTATCATTGCCTGTATTACATCTATACACGCCTCATCAATATCAATACGAGGTAATGCTAAGTGAGTTTTACGGATCCTGTTTTCTAGGGAGGTGTCTGTATTAGTCGTAATTTCTACCCCATGTCCTCTTAATATCATACGAATAGAACTACGTGTATTTGTCTGTATTGCATCCGCATTATAGGGATCTCCATAATGACGTACATAACTAGACTCCCATGGTTTATGTCTCTTCATCAATTCTTGTTCCTTGTGGTCATACACAAAATACTGACCCGTTGCAGAATCTACAACAGGTTTGCCGTAAATAAACGATGCCATAAATTCAATTGGCACATTTTTTTTCTGGTAACAGTCAATAATTTTTAATCTGTTTGTATGAAAATCTTTTTGCCACCATATAATAGCATTCATATCACGTCCAAAGTCCCATGATGTATATAAAGGCAACAAAGGATCATATGGTACACTTTTAACGGTAACTCTCTCTTGAAACTCTGGATACACAGCCCCCGTTACTGATTCTTCATAAGAAATATCCAACTCTTTCGCCACGTCTAACTTTGTTCGTTTCTTCTTCTCTTCCTCATACCATGCCTCATCTTTAAGCGGATGCAATGTCCAATGTAATCGTATCCGTTCAATATTAAGGTGCTTGTAATCTTCCCCGTTCGTCATAATTTGACCATACACATTAAACTTACCTTCAGGAGTCCCCAGGAAGATTCTACAGTTTGTTATATCTTTTGTTTTTCTAAACGCTTTTTTATCAAATTGCCATAATGCGAACTCGTCCATAATAACAAACCTTCTACGTCCACCCGTACCAAAATTCTGTCCACTATCTCCACTTATATCACCTCCCAATGTCTTACTTGAGATGTTCATATATGTTTGTGATATGTCAGAAGGCATAAACCATTTCGGGAGCTTCTCTAGTACGTACCGTATACGCTCAAAATGACTATCCATATCACCTTTCGAGTCCACATAGTCTTCCTTGTACGACCCATACAATGAACTATACCCATTCAACAACCCCCAAACTTGAAGCACTACCATCATCCATGAGGCTCCCATATCTCGTGACTTCTCAATAGCTACCTCCGTTCCATTCTCAATAGCACCTACAAGAGATAGTAATGTATCATCCTGAAATGTATACGTAACAAACGGGATGATTGTAGGAGTCAAACGTGGATTATATGTCCAACACAACGTATTCACAAAGAATAATATATCTCTTCTTGATTTTTCACGTAGTATTTCTTGTAAAACAGGATTATCTTTTGCAGTCATAAGAACATGAGCTCTATACCTTTTATTTTCTTCAACACTAGTAGGGTACTGCATTACTGCAATAAGTTATCAAGTACCTCGTCAATCTTTTCAATTGGTGCTGTCTTTGTATCTATCTCAAGCTTAAACACTTCCCCGCTTTGATTTCTCAATGTATTATCATTTTCAAATCTTTCAATATATCCTCTATTCTTCCCTTTTGTCTTCAAGAAAAAAATAGTTGAAGTAGGCACATTATCCTCAATCTGTTTATGTAGTTTACTTTCGGCAAAGTCTAGAGCTATCTCTGAGCAGTCATCACAAGCTCTTTTAAACTCTGGATCTTCATTATAATATGTGTAGTAAGTATCACGACTTACATTAACCATTTTGCAGGCCTGCGTCACCACACCAAGACATTTTTGCATAGCCACAATAAGAGCTTTCTTATTTACCTTAGTTCTTTCCTGTTCATCTTTTTCTTGTTGTACGTTTTTGTCTGTCACATCCATATGTTTCCGTTACGTTTAATAATTAAAGAAGGATCAAGTTTTTTCATTCTATCTACTATTACCTGGCAATACTTCGGATCAAGTTCCATACCGTAACATTTACGTTTCAGTTGATGAGATGCTACCATTGTGGAACCTGA